CTTGGGCACGATTTCTTCAGTAATCGCCATCAGGATATAGGTATCAAAGAAGTTCAGTTCTGCACTCATAGTTGACTCCCTCCTTAGTTGGCAGCAGCAGCGTCCTTGAAGACGATGCCGCGCATACGCAGATTGTCCTTGTCGGTCTGAGAAATGGTATAGCTTTCGGCTACAGTCACCTTGTCGGGGTCGAAGCAGCCGGCGGTGTAGACCGCAACATTTTCGTCGGCAGCAGTGCCAACCTCAACGTCATCGCAGAGGACGCAGTCCGGCGTCAGCGTTTCGTTGTTTGCAGCAGTGGAGCCGAGGATCACCAGCTTGCCATCACCGGCTGTGCCATAGGATTTGGCAAGGATCGTGCCGCGCTTGAGCGTGACCGCAGAAGTGGTCTGCTTGCGGATGATGCCGCCGCGTACCTGCACGGCAGGCACAACGTCTGTGAACAGACCGTCGAAATTCATCTCACCGAGTTTCTTGCTCAGGTTCGTCATAGCTTAGCCCTCCTTCTTGCCGAACAGCGCAGAAACCTTGGCCCTTGCATCGGCCAGCCGCGCTTCCGGGGTCTTCTTCGCGTCATCGTCTTCTTCCGCTTCCTCAGCAGGGGGAGGCGTTGCGCCAACGTCTTCGGCGTTGGACTCGTCGGCATCGTCCTTGAGGTCGGACAGGAATTTCTTGCCCTGCTTTGCGCGCTTCTTCGCGTCAGCCATCACCAGATCGGCGGCGGTGCAAGGCTTTTCGCCGTACTTGGCTTCGCGCACGTCGGCAGGATCGAGCAGGCTGGCGACTTCGTCAATTTCCTGCATCCGTTCCCGTTCGGCCTGAACCGCCGCATTGACCGCTTCGGTGTGATCGACAGCGGCCCGTGCAGCAGCTTCAGCCTGAGCGATTTCGTCCGGGTATTTTGCCCGGAGCTCTTCCAGTGTCATAGAGTTTCCTCCTTCTTCGCCGGGATTCTCCGGCTTGTTTTTATTCGCCTCAACCGGGGCCGCTGCCTCGGAATCGACCGTAGGAATGTTGTCCGGGGCAAACATGCCCGGAGCGAGGTGAAACTGCTTGCCGCGCACGAACAGGCTGCGCCCATCCGCGCTGGCGGCGATACCGACAGGCTCGGCATCTTCAATCAGTTCATCCGCGAAGCCCTTTTCAATGGCCTCACGACCTGTCATGTAGGTTGTATCTGCCATCATGTGCATGATGACTGTTTCGGAAAGCCCGGTTTTGCGCTTGTAGACCTCGGACTGCATCTTATCCCATGCGTCCTGCTGCGTGGCCTGTTCCCGTAGCTCATCGGCGTTATAGCCGCCGAAAAGAAACTGCCAGCATTTGTGAATCATAATAATGCTGGACGGATTGACCTTGACCGTATCGCAGGCGCACATGATGATGCTGCCGCCCGACATGGCCACGCCGTCCACAATGCAGGTGAGCTTTGCACCGCTTCGGGAAAGCTCGCGCAGCCGGTTATGAATCATGTTCGAGGCCCCGGCGTCGCCGCCGTAGCTGTTCATGCGGATTGTGATGTTCTTGCAGGAAGAAATCTGCTTGAGGTCCTCCAAAAACTCGCTGAGCAGAATGTACTGCCCCTCAATGGGTTCACCCCACCAGTTTGTCGGCTGCTGCTCGTAGATGTCGCCATACATGGTGATCTCGGCCGAGCTGCCAGATTCATCCGTAGTGGCCATGGTGTAGACCTTTTTGCTGATCGAAATAGCCGGCGCATTTTTCGTTTTCATGCCCGATTCCTCCTTCATTCTTCACCGCTCGCGGGCGGTGTGTTTCCTGCTGGCTGCTGCACACTCCCGATGGCCGCGAGCAATTCATTTTCACGCGCAAGCTGATCGACGTTTTCTTCCCAGTCGCCGCCAGACATTTCGCGCGTGACCTGATCGTTCGTCTTGATGGCGCGGTTGGTCAGCATCAGAGCGGCCTCGGCCTCCTTCTTCGGGTCGAGGGAGCCTTGCACCGGGCCGATCCAGCGAGCGCCGCACCACGCCTCGCGCAAGAGCGGATCTGTGTGGAAGCCCAGAGCATTGATGCGTCCGAGCGCAACAGCTTCAGCCATGAACAGCTCGTAGATCGGCTGGCAGAAGTCATTCACGAACCAAGACCGGCGCATTTTGAACGCTTCCCATGCTTCCAGCAGCGCACCGCGGCTCGCAGAATAGGAGCTGTTGAATTCCTTGATGAGTACGTCATAAGGCAGCTCCAGCGCCGAGCCGACCAGACGGCAAATTGTCTTCACGAACGTCTCGAATCCTGCGGTCGGGATATTCGGACTGCCGAAAACAACTTTCTCGCCGGGGGCAAGATGCGCTACCGTACCCGGCCCCATTTCGTACTCGTTGGGATCGTCGGAAATATTGCTCGCGCCAGCGCCATCCGGGCTGGCGGTCGGAACGCCGGCAATGTCTCCTGTACCGACTTCATTGAATGGCGTACCGGACGGATCGGTTTCCGTCTCAATCCACGCCGTGAAGAAGCTCTGCACCAGCGCGGCCATCAGCTCCGATTCCGTGTAGCGGCGAAGCTGCAGAAGCGGTTCAATAACCTGCGCCAGATACGGAACGCCGCGGTACTGATCGGGGCGCTCGCTGTCCATGATGTGCAGGATATTCGGCAGGCCGGTGCGCTCACCGTAGGCCGGGACGCGCGTCCATTCCTGCTTCTCGGTCGTGATCTGGTGCGGATAGGTGTTGCTGATGTAATAGGCGACGACGCGGCCGTTTTTGTCGACCTCCACGCCGTCGAAAACGCGGTGACCGGCGCCGGGCCTCCCGTCCGGAACGACAGCGTCCACGAAGCCGCCGTAGGTATAGCCTCCGCTGAAGTCGGTAGGCGTGGAAACACGGTCTGCCTCAATGACGTGCAGTCGCATGGAGTATGGATTCAGCGGCGTCGCCGGGTAACGCTTCACCAGGACAAACACGTCTCCGGACATGAGCCACGATTTGAGCGCGAGCTGCTGCAGAGCCATGAAGTTGTTCAGGCCGAGCGCGTCGCAGTTCTGCTTTTTACCGCCCCAGAGTCGAAATTCCATCTCGGCCTTGTGCTGCCATTCTTTTGCCGCCTCCGGAGAAAGCCCCAGCAGGTCGCGGTCGACGGTTGCTTTCAGTGTCAGGCCGGTACCGACAACCTTTGTGCGGTTGGTATTGATGGCGCTCGTGGCCACGGGCGATGCCATATAAAGCATTCTCGACCGCTGGCGCAGCGTGGCGTTGTTGCGGTTAATATCTTCGTTGGGCGAACCGCTGTCTGGGGTGAACCCCTTGAGCGCGCGCCGGGTGACGCTCGCGCCAGCTTCGCTATAGCCCTTGGCATACGGAGCAGCGCTCCGGCTGTGATTTCTCTTGCTCAATGCTTTCGCCTCCTGTGAAATAGAAAACGGACGGTCTGGCGGCGAAAGGAGAAAACTCCGCCAGACTGTCCGTGCAAAAGCCCTTTCGGGCGAATTGCTGTATTTATCATTTTCGTGGCCTCACGAAAAAGGTCACCAATCGCGGGGGATGACGCCGAATGCCTTGCGGCGCTTGCTGCCGTTCAGCTCCGAGGTCAGTTGATCGATCTCGTTCTCCATCTGCTTAATTTCCTCAGACAGCGCCGGGAGATCAAAACGGGTGAGCTGCCGGTCATCGATCATGTAGGATTTTACGCCGCCGTCTACCAGCGCCGTGTATGCGTCGTAGAGCTTTTCAAGCGCCGCTTCGCGGAACGCAAGCCGCTTCTCAATGATGATTCTGCTTGCCATAAAACACGCTCCTTACCAATCGTCGTAGTATTTCTGCCTGCCGCGCTGCGCCGTGCGGCGCTTCGGCGGTGTGATGTTCGCCGAGGGCGGAGCAGGCACACGGACACCGGAAGCAGCCTTGATCTGGCGGTCGATCTCATCAAGATTCTTGGGCAGAGCCTTGAACGCGGCCAGTGCGTAGTTGCGGCAGTCCAAAGGCTCGTTGCGCTCGTGTCCGGGAATCTTCTTCCACGACCACGGCTGCTTCTTGTTCGGATCATAAACCTTCGTTTCCGATAGCAGGCCCGCAAAATAGGTGCTGCCGTAATCGTCGCGCTTCGGAAAATGGCAATATTTCTGTCCGGGCGTCTGTACGCGCAGATTGTCCCTGATGATTTCCTTTCCGGAATCGACGCCGAGCTGATATTGCCAGCAGGTGCCGACAGCGATCTGATTGACGAAGATCTTCTGCTTTTTCGGCGGCGAGATATAGGGCTTATCCTGTCCTGGCATACCTTTGATGCAGAATACCTTCTTGCTGATTCTGGCGTTGCACTGAGCGCGAACGCTCTGCGTGAAGTGACCGCCCTCATCCACGAAGGACATAGACACCCGCAGGCCGACGCCGTTCTCAAAACGCATCACACGGTCGAACACAACTTCATCGAGTTTGTTCCATGTGGCGTCATCATCTGGGCGTCCCATGACGATTCCTTTTTCAATGCCCCATGTTTCGCCGAAGAACCCGTGCCCGACGATCTCATACTCCATGCGATCATCCTGCGTATCAACGCCAGCCGTCAAAACGAGGACGCCCGGCGGCAGCTCGACCGGCTCACCGTTTTTGTCCTTGCCGTAGTCCTCACGGCGAGCGAGCAGGGAATCCTCATCCTCGATGTCACCGCGATCTTCCCACGGCTCGCCGAAGCAGGTGTTGAAAACGACCTGCATCTTCTTCGTGCTGCCGAGCGCATTGAGATATTTCAGAACAATAGACTCCCACGAAGCCCACTGGCTGACGAAAGCGTTCAGCCAGAAAGAACGGGTTCCTTGGCCGTAGGCTTCCGGATTCTCGGCAATCCATTTTGCCGGGGCACGTTTCATTTCCGCTTCCGTGGAAATGCAGCCGCAGCCGGGGCAGGTGTAGTACACCTTCTTGACCTTGTAGGTCTTCTTGTGAGATACGATGATTTCGTCGTACTCAAAGCGAATATCAGACCAGCGAATTTCGTGGTACTCGCCGCAATGCGGGCATTTGGAATTCCACCGTTCCATCGTGCCTGTGTAATAGGCAGCTTCGATGGCGCTGGCGTTCTTGATCGTTGTGGTCGAAACCTCAACGGCTTTGGCGTTATAGAACGTGGTCTGTCTGGCCATTGCCAGATCCCACGGATCGCCCTCATTGCCGGCGCTCGTTGCCCATCGGTCGCGTTCATCGCCGAACACATAGCGGATAGGTTTTGATGCCAGTGCGTGAGCCTCGGTCGAGCCGCACATCGTAAGGATGCCGCCCGGATAGGCCTTTTGGAGAATCGTATTGTGAGAGTCACGGCTTTTCGGCGCGGCGATCTTCTGTCGCAGAGCCGGGCTATCACGCAGCATCGGCGCGATACGGAGCTTGGAATACTCCTGTGCGTCGATGGTCGTAGGATGAATGAACAGAATAGAGCCGGGGTCTTCGTCAATGATGTAGCCGATGCAGTTGTTCAGAAACTCGGACTTGCCGACCTGCGATGCGGCCACCATGACGATGTGCCGCACCTTTGGGTCCGTAAAAGCGTCCATCGGCTCGCGCAGATAGGGCGTGCGCTCCGTACGCCACGGGCCGGGTTCGGCCGCGCTCTCAGCAGAGAGGCGGCGTTTGGCTTCTGCCCATTGGGTGACGGTAAGGTCATCAGGCGGCGTCATACCGGCCAGCGCCTTGCGCATGGCCTTGTTCAGACGTGCCGCGCCGCGCCGTTTGGCTTGGCGTTCGGCTTCGGCTTTTTTCAGCGCATCGGCCGCTGCCTCATTCTTCGTCATAGCTGCGCCCCGCATTGCTCCAGTCGCGCCGCTCGTTTACTTTCTCGGCGTATTTCTCAGGGTCGTAGTGATACGCAGCCAGCTCGCGCATGACCTTATGGACTTCCTTGCGGATGATCTCGGCAGCCTCAGCCGGGCTTTGCGCGGCGGTGACGTCAACCGACAGCCGCCCCGGAAGCGACAGCAGCGCAGCGCGGATGGTGTAAATCAGATCTTCCGTGAAGCCCTCCACATCTTCCGAGCGGTGCAGCTTGCCTTTCAGCTCCTCGACCTCCATCTTCGCAAGCTGAGCTTTGGAGAGCTTGAGCTGCGCTTCGGACTGCCGCTTCGCTGTTTCAAGCTTCTGCTCGGCCTCACTGATCTGCGGTTTGGAAAGGAAGTTGATATATCGCTGAACCGCATCGCCGAGCTGGAAGTAGCCGCGTCGCACCGGAACGATTGTTCCGTCCTGCGCCATCTGCTGCACACGCCGCGCCGTCACGCCGAGGATCGCGGCCAGCTCTGTCGTGCTGATTTCAGCTTCGGCATCGATCTTCGCTTTTGTTTCAGCCATATAGCAAACTCCTTTCACGCTTTTTCGGATGGGGCTCAGCGGAATTCCACCGCGGCACCCGTGCTGCACGGGCGTGGTCCTTACCCCGATGTGACCATATGAACATTAGGAGGTCGGCGCGGTATGCCTCACCCGCGCCGTGGTATGAAAAATGCGCGGTATCTGTCTCGATACCAGCGCATATTCCAGCGGTAATCGTAACGAAATTACCCGAAAAACAGGAAACTAACTAGGCGAAAAATGGGGTCGTCGAGCCCGCAGCAGATGCCGCCCCCTCCCGACAGTACCTTTTCAGCGGCCGAATCGATCACGACGCATGATACCCTGCCACCCAGCAAACTTATCGCGCGTGACAACGTCCTTCTCGCAGGGCTTCTTGCAACCTTTGCTCCCTCGATGGCAGATGCACACCGTCTTTCCATTGACGATCTGCACCCAGACAGGAATCTTCTCTTGTTCTTGCATCGTTTATCGCCTCACATCGGTACGAATTTGACAGGGGATTGGCTGCATACCCACCCAGCCCTTATGAATAATTACCGGTGGCTACGATTGTTCTACGGAGAAAACTGCATCGCCCTCCTTGATGAACATGACGTGGCCGCAATGCTCACAAACGACCTTGGCATACTTGGGCGGCTTCTCGGCTACGCTCAGAGCGGACGCTTTGGCGCGGTCTACTTGCTCCTGCGTGGTGATTGCAACATTCTGTGCTTCTTCCTTTGCGGCGCTATCCAGATAGGCTTGGTATCTGGCACGGCGGTCCTCTTCGGATTCACCGACCACCCCATCATCGAAAAGAGCATCGGCGTCAAAATCGTCGCTGGGAGCGGGGAAGCCAAGGGATTCGAGATCGAAGTCAAAGTCAAGGTTGAGCATATCGATCTCGTGGAGCAGCTCGTCGTTGATCCACTCGGAGAATTCGGAAATGCGGTTGTCGGCCAGACGGTCGAGCTTGATCGTTTCTTCGTCGGCGTCTGTTACGACGCAGGGTATTTCCTCCATGCCGAGCCGAATGGCGGCAGCATAACGGGCATGGCCTTTGACGATGATACCGTTGCGGTCGATGACCAGCGGCACGTTGAAGCCAACCTTCGGAATGATCTCGACAAGCAGGTTGACCGTCTTATCGTTTTTCCGGGGATTGCGGACATAAGGCTTGACCTCGGAAATCTTCTTCATCACGATCTGATTAACAATCTCCATCAGCGCCAGCCTCCTTTCGATACTTCTGAAGCTGACGCGCCTGATTCTCGGAGATCGCAGCGCGTGTGAATGAATTGTTTTCGTAGAGCTTCGCATATCCGGTGATGTGCTTGAGGCGCACAAGCTCTTCCGGTTCTAGGCCAAGCTCATTGCAGACCTGCAGGTCGGTCGCGCCGTTCATCAGCATTTCCATGACGATATTGGACATACCGTTAATGGAGTGCTTGCCTCTGGCGCGGTTGTGCCGAACGGTCGAGGCCATGAGATCATTCATGGTCTTGCCATGAAGCACAACACAGGGCAGCTTCCCCTCGCATGAAGCGTAGATGTCTTTGAATCTGCGCATGATGCTGTATCGGTGGAAGCCGTCGACGATAACATACCGGTCTTTCTTTTCGTCGTAGATGGTAACGACGGGCTGCGTGTAGCCGTCCGCTTTGACGGAGCGATAAAGCAGCTTCATCTCCTGCGTGGCGACACTGTTGGGGTTGTAGTCGTTTGCGTGGACCTTTTCAATGGGTATCCACTCGACCTGATGAATGGGCTGATCTGAAATCATTTCTTGCTGCCCATATATTGCTCAAACTGCGCGGCGTCGCGTTTGCGGTAGGTGGGAGCCTTTTCCCGAATACGGAAACGGGAGCGGGCATTTGCGTTGTTCGTGCCATCAATATCATTCAGGACGATCTCTTTGACATGGACACGATACCATTCGTCTCCGGTCTGATTCTTCCAGCGGTTTCGGAACAGCTCGTGGTATTCGGGCTTCACGATATTGGCAAGCAGATAGTCGCGGTATTCCTGCCACGAACGGAACGCAAAGGGGAGCTGGCGCGGGATGATGTCGCCGCTGTCGAAGGTATGGGCGAATGTACCGACGCCAGATACGCGGCGGATGAATTTGTTGTAGGTGTCCGGTTCAAACTCCTGCAGCATTTCGATTGAGTGCCAGGCGGTTTCATGGATGAGCGCTGAGACGCGCATGGCCTCCTTGGCCAAACCCCACTGGTATTGCAGATCGTAGACGCGATTGTACGCCCAGTGATTCTTGGCAATGGCTGTCCAGATGTCATCGTTGGTGAAATCGTAGATCGGCCAGAACACCTGACACCTGCCAACTTTCTTCTTGCACCACGTCACGCCTTTGTATCGGGCTTCATGCTGCGTGATAGCAACGCGCCGGTTCAGGCTTTCCGTCATGCGCATTCCCACCAGCACGGCACAATTCTCAGAATCGGTGCAGTAGGACGGGAGGACGTTGACAAGCTCATGGAATCGGTTTTCGCTGCTGGGGTTTTCCTTGATGGAGAGCGGGTGCTGCGGGTGAATCCATATCGCTTTGTCCTCCGGATTCCAAACACTGATGAAATTCTTCTCCGGGGAGAGCGTGTTTGTGAATTCAAAGGGGATCTGATACCAGTACGGCGTGACTTCCGGCAGCTCCATGATGTGCTGCATATAGTCCACCGTCGCTTGCCACTCAGCTTCCTGATCGAGCCAGAACACCTTGAGCGGCAGACGCCCGCGCTCCTGCGCAACCATAAGCGCCATGCGGAAAAGAACTGTACTGTCCTTGCCGCCGGACATGCTGACGATCACATCGTCGTGGCCGTCGAAGATCATCCGCAGCCGTTCCAATGCTTCATCGAATACGTTGTTTTGCAAGTAGATCATTGCTGCTGACCCCGCGCCGCTCATGTGAGCAACATAGGGTTTCCTCCTTTTTTCGATGTACCCGCAGCCGGCAGCGTTGGCGATACGCCGCTGGTTCGAGCCATCCTCCACGCAAGGAGCATCGTGGAGGCAAGTCCTCCTTCCGAATAAAATGAGCAGCGCCCCGATCAGGAGCGCCGCCCGGCTTGATTTAGGATTTGCGAGTATAACCATATCAGATTGTCAAACGAAAAGCAACAAACGACTTGCAACCCCTCAGAACGACTTTTGAGAGCATAAGTAACGATAACATACCATCCGCACAGAATCCTCTGTATTGCGCCCTCCGACGGTCTGAGACACCTCGCGCCATGACATTCCACGGATAAACCGCAATCGGAAGATGATACGTGTCATACAGTCTTCAATGCTGGCGATCCAGACAGTAACGCTTTCCTCGCTCTTTGCAATCTGCATTTTCAGCGCGTCGCGCTGCGTTTCCATGTCTGCGATCTCCGCGCCGAGGACGCCGACCTTATCATTGACGCCCGGAGCATGAGGCATTCCATCCAGCTTTTGTGCGCCGGGAACGGCCGCGTCCCACAAGCCCTGAATCAGTTCTTCGGTTTTCTGAAGCTGCTGGACAAGATCGAGGTGTCCATTCAGTTCCGCCAGAGTCATGTGCGCCGCCCCTTTCCATCGTTATTTCGTCTTCTTCCACGCACGGATCGCGGTCTTCTTCGTGCCTTTCGGCTTGCCCGCTCTACCGCAATTATAACACCTGACGCAAAACATGGGCGGTGTTCTTGGACGCAGATATACTTCCTCGACCTTGCAGCGGCTGTCCGCACCGCAAAACCGGCAGGTCAATTCATCGGTTCTCGGCATAATTTGTTCCCTCCATCTTTATCCTATTGGCTGAAATCTCTACATACTCGGAGTTCAAGTCAATCCCGATGAACTCCCGCCCCAGCCGTTTTGCCACAACGCCGGTTGTGCCAGACCCCATAAAGGGGTCGAGAACGATGCCGCTTTCTGGACAGCCCGCCACAACGCAAGGCTCAATCAGCTTCTCAGGAAATACGGCAAAGTGCGCACCGCGAAATCCGGTTGTGCTGACGGGCCACACGTCACGCTTGTTCCTATAGCCCGCTTGATTCTCACAGTTTCCATGGCTCTTGCGTTCCACGCAGGCGCTGTTGCTATAGCATTGACCGCCCACGTAGGCGCCACCGCCGCGGAACGTTCTGGCGTTTCCCTTGATCGATGTAACCGGCTCTCTGATTGCTGCCGCGTTGAAATAATAGCGCTCTGACTTCGACAGCAGAAAAATGTACTCATGGCTTTTTGTGCAGCGGTCTTTTACACTCTCTGGCATGGCATTTGTTTTATACCAGACGATGTCCTGCCGCAAATACCACCCGTCTTCCCGGAGCGCAAAAGCCAACTGCCACGGAACGCCGATCAAATCCTTGTATTTGTAACCTTGCGGTGTGCGTTTTTCCGTGTGCCCGTAAGAATTACGGGTGTTCGTCGGCGGCTGCTTACCCGATCTGGTAGCGTAACTGTCACCCATGTTCACCCATAGGGTTCCGTCTTCCCGCAAGACCCGCCGAACCTCGCGGAAAACACGGACCAATTTTTGCAGGTACTCTTCTACGCTTGTCTCTCTTCCAATCTGACCTGCTATGCCGTAATCTCGCAAATTATAATACGGCGGAGAGGTAACGCAGGTATGGACGCTTTCGGATGGCAATGTTCGCAGCTGTTCCAGCGCGTCACCAAGCAGTAGTCTGCTGATTGCAGTCGTCATACTTCTTCACTCCACGCTTTGAACATAGAAAACATCATTTCGGCAAATCGCGCAAACGCGATCTGAGGGGCACGCGAGGTGCGTGTTAAAGTAGCAATGAGGCTGCTCGTTCTTTGGAATGAAACGTATGAACGTTTCGTCACCGTCGGCCATGACGTGTACACGTGATTTCCTGACCGCCATCCTGTATAGACCGACGAAGACTTTGGCATCGTTCCCGACTGCAAAAGGTTCTCGGATGAACCGGCTGGCGTCGTTTCTACTCATGCCAGCGCCCATCAGTATCTTTAACGCTCTTTTTCGCTTCATGCCGTCACCTCCCGGTCAAAGACTTGCCAAAAGAGAAAAGAGCTTTGGCAAGAACGTCCGCAGAAGCACCATAATTGTAAAAACAGCCTGAGAGCCGGTCAAATGCATCGCAGATTCTCTCACAACGCAGATATGCGTTGTATGCTTGGAAATTGCTGTCGCCGGGTGCCTTGTTCCGCATAAGTCCGTTTGCATGATTTCGGCTATACCCGCGAGCCATCAGCAGCTTAACTGCGCGTTTTCTGGTCACTGTTCATGTCCTCCTTTTCACGTTCCATCCGTTTCTGCTCCATACGCGCCAGCCGATCATCGCTTGCGACAGCCCATTTCCGGCGTTCTGCCGCTTTTGGGCGGCGCAGAAAATCAGCTCTGGCGTTCGAGGTATAGGCGGCTGGCATACCCAGCTTTTTCGGCTTAGACATTTTTCTGTTCCTCCAAAGCCCGCTCGGCTTCTTCTAAGCTGAGAAACGCGGTTTTGCCGACGTCATCCGCTGCAATCGTTCCGAACCCTTGCACATTAAGCACTGTACGCCCATTAAGAGTACTCACATCGGTCACCCAGAATCTCCATGCGCGGCCAGCGCTGCAGATGTAAATACCGTCCCCGCGTTTGCACGGTAGAATCAGGACACGGCCCTCCTTATCAGCGGCCAGCAGCTTTCTGATTCGTTCAGCTTTCGAAGTGTCCTCCGCAAATGCGGATTCGATGATAGTCTTGGCGTTTGCCGCCTGTTCCGGTGTCATCCCTGTACCTAAATACTGCCGCAGCAACGGGCAATACGCTGCTGGAACGGCCGTACAGAATCCGCCTGCAGCGGTGCAATTTCCGTTATCGGCGTCTTTGTATTCGCATCTCAAACAATTAACTGCTTCCATCAATATCCTCCGATCGCAAGTTGTTTGTTTTTGTAGCACTGGAAAAGCGTCTGCCCGGAATCGTTTACCATGTACGGCAGAAAAACTTCGTCCATTTGCACCATCTCAGATTCCAGAATCGCCATTTGTGCTGCTACCCAATCTTTGAGGATTCTCCAAGCGACGCGTTCTGCCTGATCGCGGCCGCATTTGACTTTCTGCTTCGCCAGCACAGCCAACACAGCATCGACGTTTGCCGGGAGACGGATTCCGCGCGGGCCGTCCGGGGTATCAATCAGGAAGGACAGCGACGTTATATGTCCGGAATCGTCATAGTCCTGCATGATTTTCCTCGCGCCATGCTTGACGAGCTGGGCCTGAATCTCGCCGAGCGTCGTAAAGACGTCAACCTTTGTCGTGTAATTCAAGATAGGCACCGTCAAACGCCTCCTTCCACATAGCACCAGCTCTGGGGCGGGTGCTTTATTTCCCGATCAAATATGCACTGGTTGCAAGCGCTTGCCCGAGGTTCATCGCACTTTTCACAATCGCGTATTCTCCCAAATTCACTTAGCTCACGCGGCTCATCGTAAATTTTCAGGCCTGAGATGTGCCAACCATAGAGATCGGCGTGGCTTCCGTATAGCTTCAGCTCAATTTCGGACAGGCAAGTGTCTCTAAGCTCCTCCTCGTATATGCCATACCAGCCATCCGCGCAATCTCTGGCACCATTCAATTCGGGATGTTTGCGCTGTACGAATGGATATGTGTCAATACGGTCGCACGTAAATTCTCCGACAACCTTGACGTTCATAATTTTCCGCTTGTAAACAATGCTTCCGTCAATATTTTTGCAGTAAGGCTTTTGGGGCGTCCGAACCGTTTTTCCACTGGTGCAGTAGATGTAACACTGAAACGGACATTCCAGTTTAGGGCGCGTCTTGCGCACCTCTATGGTCTTCTTCCCTTCGGCGATCATCTTGCACCATTCAGGCCGAATGCTGATAAGCACAGATTTCACTCCAAATACCTCCCCATACCCTTTACGCTCCAATGCCCGCCGTCCTTCAACGTCGGCTTCGAGCGATACCATTTGCGCCAGCGCCAGAACAGAATCTTCGGCGGCTCATTGTGCTGCCAGCACCGGAGTTCCAGTGCATATTCACGGCGCCGCTCACGACGCTTCCGTTTTTCACGTTTCTGGCTCATGATGTTCTCCTTTCTCCGGCAGCGGTAGCATCCGGCGGCGCTCAATCTCGGCCCGGTAATTGCCGCAGTGCTTGCATTCATCCGTGATGGCGCGATGGGCGGCACAGCCGCCCAAGACGCACATTTCGGTCAAAACATCACTCATCATCGGAATCCTCCGCAGTTTTGTCCGGCTGCGCACCGTATGTGTCAAAGAGCCGGTGCGTACCTTCGGCCATTTCTTCTTCATCATCCGACTTTTCATAGCCGAGCGTTTCGAGGATTTCATAGATGTGATCTAAGTCCGAATTTTCGCAAAGCTCATATTCGTAGTGGTTCATGTTCCACACGCGCCGGTAGTAGCTCATGTCTTCGTCATCGAGGGCAGAATAGCAGCAGCAGAAAATCAGCTTTTCCGGCTGGGCTTCCGCCGCGCTGCGGACAAAGCCCATGTCGCAAAAATCTTCGTTTTCATCGTCTGGCGAAAGTCTCATGCCGAGGAGCTGGGCGCAGAACCGAGGGTTGATGGAATTGCAGTAGCCACCATCGATTGACTCTGTCGTTGCCACGCAGAACAAAGAGATTTCCTTCATGTGCTGTTTGAATACGCTGTTCGGAAGCTCTTTGATGAAATCCTTGCGCAGTTCAAAATGGGCCTCCGCGGCTTCCGCAAATTCATTTTCGGCCTGTTCGTCTCTGCGGCGCCGTTCCTCGCGGGCTTCGGCTTCGGGGTCTGGCTGCTGCGATTGCTGGCGTTCCCTGTAGAGTGTGATTCCGGTAGAATCCTTCCTGTAAAAGTATCGAACATCACTCGCGTCTTCTGGTATGGTCATTTCTTTCTTCAAATCCCAGCGGCTGTAGCCGGCGTGGTAGACCATATTGACCGTCGTACCGTTGAATTCGCCGCTTCTTTCAATCTGATATGCAAACTTGTCTGCAATTTCAGTCCATTCAGCAAATTTCTTTCGGATTTCCTGCTCGGAAATCAGACTTTTCAGAACGCTGTTGAAATTTGCTGTGCCGATGGCGTCAAGGGCCTTGTTCTTGTCTTCGGGACTGTCCAGTTTGTCAAGCTCCAGATAGTCATTGAGCGTTGCGCCGCGGGCTTCGGCTTTCTGAAATTTCTGGCGGTCAAGGTCGAGCAGCTTCACGCGGCGTCGGATGGTGGTCTGCGAAAAACCGGACTTTTCTGCGATCTCAGCTACGGAATCACCCATGTTGAGCATCATCTGGAAGCCTTGCGCCTGCTCATAGACGGTCAGATCGCTGCGCTGCATATTCTCCGTGAGCATCGTACTCAGCTGCTCCCGCTCCGACATCTCGACCACGACGCAGGGAAGCTCCTCCAGACCAGCCAGCTTTGCGGCCGCAAGACGGCGGTGGCCGATGATAACGCGGCAGCTTTCTCCGTCCCACTTCTTTGTGATTTCCCCGATCAGCGGAACAACGGTGAGGTTTTGGAGTACGCCGTTGACCTTGATGCTCTCAGCCAGCTCGGTCACATCGCCCAGGTCCTTACGGGGGTTATCGGGATGCCCCCACAGTTTACTGACCGGAATGTACTTGATTTCCGCCATAAAACGCTCCTTTCTTACGCCGAGCTTTGCCCCTCGGCTGGGACAGTTTATTATTTTCGGCTCATGCCGTTCACGCGGCACCAGTGCCGCTGGGCCTGCTTCTTCCTCGCGGTGCGGCAGGCCGCGCAGAAGCGGTTTTCCTTGCGCTCGTAGAAGGTGCCGCCGCACCGGGCGCAATGCTGTGGTGGGATTCTGCGGAACTCGGTGCATTCGTCGCAGTTGGCACAGAGATTGCAACCCTTGACTTCATCCCAGCTTACGCATAACAGCCGCTGCCAGTATGGATTATCGTCAATGTCGTTGATGCGCTTGCGGAGCACTGAGCAGAGCATTTCAAGTGTTTGCAGGGTTTCTGTTCGCGTTCTGGACAGGTGTACCGCCTGCTTTACGGTCGGGTCTGGCGCGCCATAACCCCAAGGCTGATCTTTGAGCATGGCGCGTACTTTGTCCTGATTCTCGGTCAGATAGACGAAATAAACTTTCCCACGCACGGCTTTTTCGGATTTGCCGAGTGCCTTGCCAATGGCGGTGTAGCTGTTGCCTTTTCGGATTCCGTCTGCCAGCACATCGAAGTCGGTCTGTGTCCAAGCTGCGGATGAACCATGATTGTCGGCCTTGACAGGACGCTCTTTTATACCGAGGTCGTTGCACCGGCGCTGGATCGCGCCTGCGGACCGACGCAGTATATCAGAAAGCTCAGCGTATCCGTACCGATGCTGCTGAAGCAGCATTTTCAGCCGCGCGTCTTCATCGGGTGTCCATGGGTCTTTCCGCTGGATGGCAAATGCCTGAAAGTCCTTCTTGCGCTGCTCGGCTACCCATGCAGGCTCCTCACCCAGCGCCAACGGCTCCATTTTGGAAAAATCAATGAACGAGCGGTGCTGTTCTGCCCATTTCCAAAACTCATTGAGCCGAATGACACGAAAACTGTTCTGATTGACGCGCTTTGTGTGAATCGGGAGGCCGCGGTTTTCAACCCAGCTTTTCAGCTTGTAGTTCCCACCGGCATTGGTGCCGCAAACGGCGATTATAAGCTGATTCATGGATATGTAGTCGCCGCCGAATAGAACCGGGCCAAGCCCCAGCCTGTTTTTTCGCACGACGACAGCCTCGACGGAGCGGTTAAGGCGCTTTGCAATCGCGGGGATTGACATGACACCCCATTGATCTTGGAGGAATTGTTCTTCTGCTTTTGTCCATCCTGCGTGATAGCTTTGCAGTCCGAGCGAACGCCTCTTTTGTCGTACAGACCCTTCCGTCCGGCCAAGCGCTGCGGCAATAGCCGCTGCCGGCTGTGAGCGACTATGCTCGCGGAGATATTGAAGTTGATCGTCCGTCCATTTTCCCATGTGTCAGGCGATTCCTCCTTCCGTTCAAAATAGGGTAAGTTGCCCGGTTTTCGTTTCCTGCAAGGGCAAAGGCGGCGGCGCAGCAGACGATTTTAACTTGCCAGTAACTTGCTCAGCGGGTTTTTCGTCTGCCTGAAGCAGTAAATCCATCTGCGCCCAAATGCGGCGGTAGTGCCAGATGTCGCGGAAATAAAACGGGGTGTACCATATGTTCTGGTCTGGCCGGGGGATAAGCCCCCGGCGGTCAAGTGCTGTTGAGGGATGAAGAAGTGAGTCGCCAATCACAACGTACCCGGCGCAGCCCATGAGCGATAGCTGCAGGTAGCACATCAGGCCAACGACGTAGTCAATGTCCTGCGCCACAAAGAGCACGGAGGTCTGGTAGTTGATTTTCTGCCGCGTACAGGCATTTGCAAACGCCACCAGCAGCGCTCCTGCACCACAAGCGCAATCGTTGACGGAGATCCAGCCGTCCCGCTCTACACGCGCTTGGAGGTCTGTGTCGGTGATCTCAGCCATCAGGCGGCAGACATTATAGGGCGTGAAAAACTGTCCAGCGTGGTCATTGCCCAGATCAAGCGCCATATAAAGCTCGCCGAGAAAGTCCTGATCTGGATTGAAATCCATACCGATCACGACCTCTTGGAGCATCTGCGAGAATTTGAGCATTTCTTCGGGCTTGTACTTTCCGGCAATCGTCATGTACGTCTTTTCACGCTCAGCGGCTTGAATCCGGTCAACGGTATTTGAGATCGCGATTGCGGCGAGCGTTACGAAATCTTGCCAGATTTCCCAGCGGCCGTAGCGGCCGCAGAGGGAGTTGAAGATCTTTACAAACTCCGTCTGATGGGTGCTTTTCAGATTGTGCGGCACGCTTCTTCCCATGGCTTATTCCTCCGTCTGCGCCGGTTCAGGCGGTACGATGGAACGCTTGGTGACCTTGCCTTTGGTGGACTCGACACCAGCATCGAAGCCGCGCTGGTAGATGCGATAGAGGTATTTCGTCAGGTCTTCACGGTTCATGTGCTTGATGGTTTTGTAATCATCCCGTTTGAGCAGAGGCGGGTTCTGATTATTCATCGTCTGAGCCCTCCACATCGTCCGGCTCGTCGGTAGGAAGGACTTCGCGCGGATTCGAGCCAGCGAACGGTCCGACAATGCCGTTTTCCTCCAGCAGCTCCATGATGCGGGCGGCGCGGGCATAGCCGACGTTCAGGCGGCGCTGCAGGAGAGAAACCGTCGCCTTGTTTTCCATGCGGACAACGCTGACAGCCTGATCGTAGAGGTCATCATCGGCGGCGCCAGAATTGTCGGCAGTATCGCCGAGTTCATCATCCGCGTCCTCCAGCTCGTTTACGTCATCCATTTCAGCTTCTGCTTCCTCGTTGATGTCTTCCGCGTCTTCCTCGTATTCATCGTCTGCGGCTTCTTCCTCGCTGATGACTGGCATCATGCCAGCGGCAAGCGAGTGCTTTTCCAAGACGTCCTTGAAGAAATACTGCTGCCAGTATGTAATCATCTTCATCAAGATCGATTCGATCTTGGTGCGGAGCGTTTTTGAGATCGTAAACGTGCCGCCGGTGACGCGCGTTTCAAGCGCACCGTCTTTGAAGATCCACATCATTTCGGCTTCGGGGCTGATATAGCCTGCTTCCTCAACTGCTTCTAGCATGGAAATCTGTGCGTCCATGCCCTGAATCGGGCGGATGATGAAGATGATGGGGTAGCGGTCTTTGAGGAAGCGATAGGTCAGATTGTGTTCGTCGCAAATACCCTGCATTTTCTTGGCTTGCGCTTCATATAACGTGATTTCACTCATTGTAAATACTCCTTTCGTTGTCAGTCGAGCAAGAACAGCGTTCCGTTCCACGCTGTTTTCACCCGATAGGGTTGTAAATCTTCTTCCTTGACGTATTTCCGTCCAAAGAGGTCTTTCATGGCTTTCCAGTCATTCCATGGGATTTTGTAGACTTCGCCGGTTGAAAAGCCGGCAACGACGAAGCAGCGAGCGCCGAGCTGCTGGTGCCTGTCCATGTAGGCCGCCTGAATATCCAGAACGCGATCCTGCGTCAGACGGTCCGTGGACGTGAATTTGGCTTCGATCAGGATTGTCCTGCCGCCCTTGAGCGTGCCTTTGTAGTCAACCTGCGCTTTCTTGGTGTAGCAGGCCAAGAAGCGACCGTTGCCCTCTGGCTTGATAACTTTCATCGGCTCAGGCGTCTTTTCGATCACTGCATAGCCGCGGCCGCTGTAGTAATCGAAAGAGCCGTCAAGCCGCTGCTCGAAATACTGGCCCTTCTGGCGGGCGATCTTGCCGAGAAGCTGCCGTTTTGGATCTTTCGCCATGGCTGCCTCCTAACCCACGCCGAAGTAAATGCCGTCGCAGTAGATCACTTCGGAACCCTGCTTGTACTCGGAACACCAAATGTAATTGCCATCGAGGTCGCTGTGATGCCCTTCGAGAACATCGGCTGCAATGTCCCACGCTCGCTGCACGGCGGCGGCTTCGCCCGGCTCGCTTGCCTTATCAGGCCAGACGATTCCGGTCACGGAGAGCAGCCCCCATTGCAGGCCGTATTTGTTGTCCATCAGAACGCCCTCGATAGTATCGGGGTAGCGAGGATCGGCTACGCGGTTCAGGACAACGTCAGCCACACGATAGCGGCACATATCACACACATCGTCGCCGCCGGCTTCCTGATAGATCACAATGGCAAGGCGCTCCCAGTCCTCTTTGTCCTGGCACTCGAAGCCGCCTTTCCCGCAAGGCTTGCTGTCTGCCTCATGGGGAGGCTCTGGCAGATCGTATGTACCGGGAATATCGGCAGTTTCGTGTTCGACCTCCGCGTAGGCTTCGACCTCCAAGCGGCTCTGATAGGCCGCTTCGTCAAACGTCGGCGAAATTGCCGCGGAAACAACAGGCGTATTTTCGGTTTCGCGTGGCATCGCAATCGCAAGCACCAACGCGGCGAGCAGGATCAGCGCCGCCAGAAGAACAACCGTAGGCAGGTTGCGCCTTGCCCATCTTTTCATATCCTCATCCTCCATTCTCATTTCCGTCGCCGAGCGCAAATTGCTGCGCGACGCTGGAAATCATCTGTTTTATGTCTGACGGGAGCGCCATATACTCCCGATCGCTCTTGATGCGCACCGTGTAGGAGCGCTGAAAGTTGGAAGCGACCACGCTTTGCACTGTTTCGGCGTTCATCATGCCCCATTCCCGGAGCTGCTGCGGCGAACCGACAAGCCGCTGAATTGTTGGCGGCAGACGGTCGTATTCCTCTTTTGCGTTGTAGCCGCTGTTTGCAATCGCCCGGTAGACCAGCGTCCACGCCTCGGCGGCGGTCATTTCCTTCGGCATACGCATCTTCGCGATTTGCTCTTTGACTTCGCCGATGTTCGGTGGAAACGTGTTTGTCCGTGAGGCGATCATAGCTTTTACTGCAACGGCAACGACCATGACGGGCTCATCCTTGAACATCTCAGCCCAGAGATCGACGATCTTGTTTGCCTCCTTGGGGCTAAGCCCGTTGTAAAACTGGGGATAGGCGGCTTTCAGAACTGCCAAAATGTCAGCTGTTTCAAGCCTGTCCATTTCTCATTCCCTCCGCAATGTCGGTAAACACGTTGCCGCTGGAGCTACCACCCTGATAACGATACTGCCCGCCCTTGTCCTGCTCCTTGGAAAGCCAAGCATTGATGAACCGGCGGATTCCTGATTTCGTCTTGCGCCGCTTGGGATTGTCGGTGCTCCAGCTTGACATCTTCCTGAGTTCCTGCATGACGTTGACAGCGGGGTACAGCTCGCACCAGCGGTTGTAATCCTCCGGAGACACATCGAAGAACGACTTGTCATTCAGAATGATGCTGATGATCGGCGGCGCGGAGACGGTTACCGGCTCTGCGCAAGAATCTTCCGTATCCTCTATATCTGTATCTAAGCTCTTATCTCTAATCTCTTTATCTCTATCTCTATTCTCTATCTCTGGTGTAACAATGTTCGCGGTCTGTTCGCCTTGCGTTACACTTTCGGGAAGGGCGTCAGCCTTGCGAGAACGGACATTTCTCATGCGGGAAGCTGCATCGGTTTCGCTTCCAACGAGATTGTTGTGATCCGCAAGAACCAGAACACCGTCAACGTCTTCATAAACAAGACCGAAAGATTTATAGAGACTGAGAGCCACGCGGATTGTGTCCGCAGAGAACCATTTGAGATCGCGCTGGATTTTCGGAATGTCGTATTTGATAACGACCTCACCGATCTGTCGAGATAAGCGACCATCGGTGTTGATGGTCTTGAGACAAAGCATCTGATAGAGAACAACGTAGTTTGCACCGTCTGGCTGTGACATAAAGTAGTCAATGGTGTCGGAGGTCATAAAGCTCTCCTTGAGCTTCATCCAATAGAATCTTTTTGCGGTTGCCATAAGAAACCTCCTTAGAACGGCAATTCTTCTTCGCCCTCAATCTGCGAGAAGCCGCCGGTCGGGTCGTAGGTCGGCTCGCCCTTGGGTTTGCCGCCGTCACCGTCGCGCTTAGAATCGCCAAAGTAAACGCTGTCGGCAAGAATCTCGGCCGAGCGGCGCTTGTTGCCTTCCTTGTCCTGCCAGTTGCGGATTTGAAGCCGACCACCCACGACGATCATGCGCCCCTTGCTGAAATACTTCTCTACGAACTCAGCCGTACCGCGCCACGCAACAATGTCGATAAAATCCGCTTCCCGCTCTGCGCCCTGTGCTGCATAGTCGCGGTCACATGCGACGGAGAATGAGGCAACTGCCGTGCCGCTCTGCGTTCGGCGAAGCTCTGGGTCGCGCGTCAGACGTCCCATGAGAACAATGCGGTTAAGCATGATCGGCCTCCTGCGCTGGAATGCACGGTTCTGGAACATCGTTGCTGGCAGGGGCAACGCTAGGTTCTGCAAGAACAGCTTCGAGCGCGTCACGCAGATGCCAGTTTTCAATGCTGGAGGAGTTGAAGATTGCTTTGCAGACGCGCAGCCGCTCGGACTCGCGGATGAGCTGTTCCAGATCGACGTCCATGATGATACCGGCGCCGGGCGATTCGTCGAACGGATAAACATGAGCGTCTTTCTTATCAAAGTTGAGCATTTTTGAAATCTCCTTTTTCAATGATCTTGATGACTTCCTGACACTGAGGCACGTCAAACATACCGATGTGCGTCTTCTCGACCGGAAGTCCCATTTGTCCAGCGAGCCAGCCGTAGGCGGCTTTGCGCCGCCCACGGAACGGCCCGGTTTTCCAGAGAGGGTCGAACGAGGCGTGAGCTGCCATTTTCCATTTCCGGAGCGTGGCATCGGCCAGACGGCCGAGGGGCTTGTCTGTTCGGCCATGGCAGCCGACGTATGCACCGCAGTTTCTGCAGAGATACGCGGTGTGGCCGAAGCTGCGGCCATAGATCTCGGAATCATCGACCAGCGCGGCTTTGTGGCCGCAGTAATCGCAATAAACGGTCAAGGCTTCTTCGCCTCCTTGTACTGAGCTGTTTTTTCGGGCGGGCCGGTCTGAATACCTTGTTCCTCACACTCGGCGATGATACCGTCGAGGAACGCAGCCATCTCGGCAGCGGTGTACTCGCTTGTGCCTTTCAGGGCGCGGTAGTGGATGAATTTCTTGCCCTCGATGTAGCCGACGCCGATCTCGGCATAGTGTCTGGCCACGAGCCGGGGCGGTACGCCGTCGCGCAGGGAAAACAGCACCTTGCACTCGTTTCCGGCTTCGTCGATGTAGCTTTCACCAACGCCGTAGCGCCGAATCATTTCCTCGTAGACAGATTCCTTGTCAGTTTTCAGCCTGGCGGCGAGCTGCTCAATGAGCGCCCATGCGTAGCTGTTGGCGCGAAGCCCGCGAGGATCGGCTTTTTTCGTGATGGTAAACGTGATCGGGCGCTCGCCGAAGTTCTTCCAAAGATCCTTGCAGCTTTCCCGCGTGTAGATCGACAGGATATATTCGCCGCTCCGGGCATAGGTGATGTCTTTCAGAAAGCCGTTCATGCCTTTTCCTCCTCGACGTGACCGTGCAGGTAAACGTACTCGCCAGCAGGTCCGATGTTCTGGTAAATGAAATCGTCACACTTGGCTTTGGAAAGGTGTGTTCCGAGTACGCGCCGCTCATAGACGAATTCGCCGTTTGCCTTTTTCTCGCTGATTCTGGCTTGGATTTCTTCGTCCTCGTAATTCGCTTCCAGCAGGTAGAGGTCGAAGTTCGGCGCTGAGATCCCGTTCAGGTTGTTTGTGTCAGTGGCGTAGAGGACCTTTCCAGCCGGAAGCAGCAGCTTGTAGCCGCAGTTCGGAACGTCATGCACCAGCGGCACAGGCTCGACCGTAAAATCACCGTAGCTATATCGGTGGTCAAAATCGTACAGGTCGATGTTTGCGGGCTTGACGCCAGCTTCCACCAGAGGCCGCACCAGCCATCGGCAGCAGCCGAAACGGAGCGCCGGTCGGTCCGCTGCGAGGGCGTGGAGCGTGCTTTTCCGGAAATGATCTCCGTGCCAGTGTGTCAGCAGAACAAGCCTGAGAGCTTTTGCAACTGGCTTCACGACCTTGTACGGAACGCCGCAGTCGACGAGAATCTGCCCGTCGATCACAACGGCGTTGCCGGTAGAGCCGGTTGCAAGGACTTCGTACGGAACACTCATTACAGCGAATTGAGGTCAATCTGCTCCGGTTCGATGGCGTTCTCCTGAAGCTGCGCTGAAGCAGAAATCTGCGTGTCAGAACGCGGAGCTTCCATAAATTCCACCTCATCGGCGCTCTCATTTTTGTCCGCAACAATCTCGCCTGTTTTGGGATCAACGGTCGGAATATGGCTGTCATTGATAAACGCGCGTTCCATTTCTGTGGACATGATGCCCCATCTGCTGATAAGCTGGCGAATTAATGTTTTCTGAGCCATTTCATCGAAATTCTTGTACCAGAACGAGGAATACTGCCACATGTCCTTGTCTGCAATTTGGCCGTTTCTGATTTTTTCAAAGGCTTCTTTGCTGAAGGCCTGCGAGTATGTATCTGCGTGTCGAAGCATTTTTTCCTTCGTCCAGTAGATACATTTCGTAAAACCTGACTTGGTTTCTAGGCGTGCCATATATCCAATGATCGGCTGCGCTTCACATTCGTCATCATCCTCGATAAACTTAAACTGCGGCTTTCCAGTAAACGGGTTTCTGCCCAAATACTCGCCGTTATGGATTGGAAGGCAATCAATATCGATATACTGCCCGCTCCGGAGCGCAAGCTGAATGTAGCCTTTGTACCCAAGAATAAATTGCGCCTTGACGCATTCTGGTGAAATCAACCGTCCTTCACGGTATTTTGCTTTCTGCTTGAATGGGACTATGTAGAAATACCCAAGCTGAGGCGACGGGGAGAGTTCCAGCCCCTCACCGAGAAGCCCACACGCAAGAACGGAACTGGGTTCACAAGTTTGGAGCGCTGGAGTAGCGGCAACAGCGGACGTGATTGATGCAATGAACCGATTTACACGTTTCGGATCTTTCAGCGTGTTTCTAATCATGTTCTGATAGTTTTCCGTTGTGATGGCAACAGAAAACGTCTGCTTCTTCGCAGGCGCAATATTAGAACTGCTCATAGTCATAACCTCCATTTACGAGAAATTCTTTGAGGGCTTTCAGCTTGCCGATACCGCCGCGAACACGGAACGAAACCTGATAGGTCTTTTCAGCGGGGGCCTCGGTGGGGATGGGCTGCTCGACGGGTGCAGAAACGGGGACAGGCGGTTCTTCGTTCAGGACTTCTTCAATTTTTGCCTGCGCGGCATCCTGAACTTCTTGTGCGGACTTCATGGCGGCGCGGCGGCGAGCGGCTTCTTCCATCTCCTTGTGACGCCGGTCAACGATCAGGGCCGCTTCCGGTGCGGAAAGCGATTTGCGGTACTCGACCAAGACCTCATCCTTGTGCTCCAGCGTTTCAATCATCCGCAAATCGTTTGAAACGTTCTGCAAGAACAAGGAAGCCTGTCCTTGCAGCTTTCTAAGAGAATCGGACATCGTGATATTGATGCCGCAGCGCTCAAACGGCGCGATGTCTTCGGGGATATTCAAGCTCGCGCGGTATTCGTTGTAGAACACGACAATTTCCTCGCGCTTGGCACCTTTGATGCCGTTCTCAACGGAAGCGATTTTGGCTTTCAGCTCAGCGTCTGCCTTGGTAAAAGCGTCGGCCGCACATTCCTTGTAGAGCTTTTCAAAAGCCTCATACGGAGCAAGGATGGCCTTTTTGACTTCACGGCGGCGGGCTTCCAGATCCTGAAACTCTTTGTTCAGCTCGGCGCGGGCTTTCTTGACGTCCTTGTAGGTAGCTTCGGTGCAGGCCAGCGCCAGCACCTGCGCAACACGCTCGTCAACAGAAGTCTTGACCTGCCGAAGCTGATCTTCGATGATCGGGAGCTGCTTAACGACAATCAGGTTATTCTCCATCGGCGGGCGCCTCCTGCGTGATCTCTTTCAGAAGCGGCAAGATCCGCTCGTCGATGCGGCTTTCCGGGACGTCGATCTCGCAGATCACAGCGCGGGCCTCACGCTTGGCCGTGGGGGCGATGACCTCCATTCCGGCGGAGGCGTTCGGGATGCTGCAGCGGTAGCTGTATGGGCGTCCGGCGCGGACGCTGCCGGTTTCTTCGTCGCGATAGTAGACATTTACGATCATGTAGATTCTCCTTTCGGCTGCTGATGCAGCGGTTCAATCAGGTCGATGATGACATCTTTTATCTGTTCTGCTTCAACATCGTTGAGTCCGACAATGTCAGGCTCGCCACCACGGTAGCCGTCTTTCATGATTACGATGTTGCCAACGATTGGCTCGCCGTGCTGGTCTGTGCCGTAAAAATATGAGCCGACATAATTCAGCGGGAGATCCAGCAGCCGCCCTTCTTCGTTGACGATCATGCAGTACGGATGGCGCAGGCGCGCAGGCTTAACGTGTTCGATATAGCCGCCGACAGCAGAGCCAACGGTTTTGTAGAGCGGATCACTGAATTCTTCGATGCGGATTTCCAGATCTGTTGTCACGACAATGCCTTTCATGTTTGAGCACCTCCGAAATCAACCGGCTCATCCGGGTCGCTTGGCTCGACAGTGAAGCTGATACGCTCATGGCAGAACTTACGGAAGTTTCCGTCAGGACCCGCCATGCAGCTTCTCAGAAACGATTCTTCGGTGTATGCGCTGCTGCAATTCAGAATGCCGGGCTCCTTGTCGGGGTGGACAGCGCGGAACGCCGCGCAAGCCAGATTGACAGTTGGCGCTTCAACCTCTGTCCAGCCGCCTACGAACGGCTGTCCATCCGTGCCGTATGTGAAGTAGTATTTCATTCGCGATCTCCTTTGCTGATATATCCGCGCACAACATCGGTGAGCCAGTCCTGCACAGTGTCGTAGCCGTCGGCTGCAAGGTGCGCTTTGAGCTGGGCAGCTTCGTCGGCGGTGATTCTGGCGTGCAGCTTGTCCTTGAGCCTATGCTGATCGGCTGTGCGGAGGTGCTTGCGAATGCTGCCGTCCGGGTCGAACTTGGCGTAGAGGGCTTTCATGGCTTTCTGCGTCAGGCAAATCCCGTAGGCGTCGCTGTTCTCGCACTTGCTCTGGCTCGTCATGTCGTACTTGGGGTAAATGGTCTGCACAACGGCAACCATGTCTTTTGCGGGCGTTTTTGTTTTCAGCCGCAGCTCTTTCAGGCTGTTCGGCATGAGCATTCCTCCTTGACGATGCGATTTTTCGCTGCTATGATCGAAGTGGGTCTTTGTGCCTGGGGCTGTTTCCGTGCCAGCGGAGCGGCCCCGTTTCTTTTTCTGCTACTCATGCAGACCTCTTTTCCTGAATTTCTTCGATGGCCGCAAATACCGCAGCCAGTTCCGACAGTGAGTTGAATTTCCGCTTGAACGCATCGAGTTCGCGTAGTGCCAGCGATAAAAGCTGATCTCGGCCGTCAGCATTTTGCATAATTGCGGTGACAGATCTGTACTCCGCCGTTTTGTACTCAACGTTGAAAAAGCTCCGAGTCGGCGCAGCTGATTCATGCACCGTAACCAAGCAGCTAATGATGTGCCGCGCCTGATTTTCACGATACTTTTCAGCGGCAATGCCGTCGTTCCACTCAAACTCGTCATGTAAGGGTGAATTCTCGTCACGGCATTCGTCCAAAAGGGTCTTTGCTGTTAGCCGGCCTTCGGCTTCCAACCTTGAACAAAGAACGCCTGCCTGCTGCGCATCTGCCTTTATGCGCGCTCCCTGCTTCCACTGAAAAACCATTAAATTTCCTCCTTTCTTTCAAAATAAGTTGAATTTCCGCTTACCTAGCCAATGCTGGCCTTGCCACAGCTTGCCATACCATACCGTTCCTGCCGTGCCATTCCACGCCGTGCCATGCCCCTCCTAGCCATGCCATACCTAACCAAGCCTGCTACATCAAGCCAAACCGTGCCACGCCGCTCCGCACCGCGCCTGACCATTCCTTGCCTCGCCTGCCCGACCATACCTTGCCTTACTCGGCCGCGCCATGCCTCACCTAGCCTGCCTCGCCGCAACGGACCACGCCAGAACGTGCCGGGACTTGCCCCGCCAGCCAGTTACTTCGCGGCTACATGGAACATTCCGTACTGACCATCGCGTTCAGGACGCCACTCACCAATTCCGCAGGCGTAACCGCCAGCGTTGATGATGTTCACAATCTGCTCAAGTGAGTACATGCCGTTGGCGTTGTAACTTACAACCAGATCGGCATACCAGTTTCTGAACTCGCCTCTGTAACGAATGTCTGCCGTTCCCATGCCAACCTTGACCATATCCTCTCGCGGCACCGGAGGGTCACTGTGAATCTCAATCATCTGATTTTCGTCGCCATCGATAAAAAACGCGCCGCGCATGGACATTTTGTCTTTCGCCCAGCCCATGCGAAAAGCTGCACTGATTGCTGCCTGCTTAATGGCCGTAACAGGGAAACAAAATTGGGCTCCTTCGGAAATCGCCCGCTCAAAGCCAGCTTGTGTCATGTCGGTCGGCATCGGCGTTTTCCAATACATCGAGCGAATAAAATCTTCGATCGGGTCTTTAGCGGCCTTTGCTTTGGTCTTTGTGACTTTCATTTGCTTCTCAAGCATTTCGCGTTTTGCCTTTTCAGACCAAGCGTGCATGATAAGCGGTGTATCGCCAACGATCCGGACTGTTGCGCGTTTGACTTCAATAGGCCTAATTTCGATAACCTCGACGCTTTTACTTGTTGCCATTTAATTCGTCCTTTCTGATTTCAAATTCGGGCAGCGAGTGACTTCACACGCCGCAGCTCCGGTCGTGCCGGGTGCGTTGCGCGAGCAAGGTACTCAGCAATCGCTTCTTCGGTAATCCAGACCTTGCCGCCGGGCTTCCGCTGGATATAAGCCAGATGCCCGCTGCTGCGTTCCGCATCCAGCGTCATAACGGTTATGCCAAGTCTGACTGCTGCCTCCTTTCGGGTAAGTAACGTACTCACGTCATATCCTCCTTTCTGTCCCTTGCCCCTCCCCGACGATATGTGTTAAAATTTCGCTGAAAGGAGGTGCTTTTGTGGCAAAACGATACGTTGTCGATTTGCGCAGCCTCGACCCCGCCAAGAGAGAAGCTGCGTACAAACAAATTGATGAACTCGCGTTTATGACCGAGATGGTTTTCGGTCCCGCCGGGCTTGAGGCGGTAGAAGTGTTCTGGACTTCGGAAGAAGACTTCGCTACCTCTCCGCTGATTCCGTCTGGGTGTCGCTGTACTCCGCGTTAATCTCATCCATTGTCATCGTTTCCATGCCCCAGACTTGAAATAGCGCTCTCGGGAAATCCGGGTCGTAGTCAAATACGACTCGGATTCTCTTTTTCGGGTCGGAAAATTGCTCCAGAATCTCTGGCAGCGCCCGCAGATTCTGCATGATGGTTTTACCGTCGTTCGACCAACAGCCAGTGCCGACGCCAGACTCATGTTTCACTTCGTAACCGAAGTGTGCGTAGGTCTCATCACGGGTAGCGTCCTTTCCCCACCGCTTCGGAGTGGAGAATGTTCTGTTCATAGATGTCTCCTTTCTTGTGTAGATAAATTATCTACATTCAGTGCAAAAAAATATGGCTTCTTTCTCCCCCGTGTCGATGCGCAGAAGATCGCAAAGCCCCTGAATCTCATTTGCCTTAAACTCAGAGTCATTGTTCAGCTTCTTTAAGAACCCCTGATATGTAAGCCCAATCTTATTTGCAATAAAAACAAGCTTGTACCCGGATTCTTTAATCTTTTCACGCAAAGCAATCGTATCGGTCATTCGCCCACCTCCTTTCAATCTCGATGTAGATTAAATATCTACATTCAGGAGATTACCACAGCGTAGACAAAATGTCAACAACTTTTTAGAAAAAACTTAAAATCAGTTGATTTACAATCTACATCATGTTACAATGATTTCTGTCAGGAGGCGATCGTAATGACCATCGGTGAACGCATTAAATTCAAAAGAGAAGAACTCAACATATCTCAGGATGAACTGGCTCGTCGGCTAGGATATAAATCCAGATCCTCTATCAACAAAATTGAGCTTGGGCTTCAGAATTTGAACCAGTCGAAAATTAAAGCGATTGCGGACGCGCTTCAAACAACACCGTCATTCATAATGGGGTGGACAGAAGATAAAAAAGAGCCCACCCCCGAAAACGAGGATGGGCTAACAGAGAACCAGCAGTATCTAATAGACGCAATTCGCAATATGTCTCCGGAGAACGCAAAGAAACTGCGTGTCATTGTGGAACAAGTAATTGACGAGCGCGATCGATGACCTTTTCGACCTCCTCTGGGGTAAGCGTCCTGACAAGGTCAATCAGTTCTTCCTTTTCCTTTTCAATGTTTCCATGGGCTACGCATATAACGGACGTGTTCATAGAAACCGTTCCTTTCGTATTTTGCTGCCGGCGCAATTATGATTATACCACACGATCAGGAAATCGGTCTATTTCGAGAGAATATAACATTCTCTTGATTTCGACAAGGGGGGATTCCGTGGCTCGACCGAAGAAACCAACATATGAGTTTATCCCCAGCCGGAATGAATACCGCAAGCGCATCAAAGGCCCAGACGGCAAATACATTGCCCTTTACGCACAGACACCGGATGAGCTGACGGAAAAGGTGGCTCTTGCCCAGCGCCAGATCGAAGAAGCTGTGTACCGGCGTGAGAATCCTACTGTCCGGGAGTATGCGGAAAAGTGGCTTACCATGCAGGCTTCGAGCATTCGGGTAACTACGCTGGCTGACTATACCTCCAAGGTCAAAATCTATATCATCGAGCCGCTAGGCGATCGGTATATGCAGGAGATCACGCCCGACGATGTGAAGATGGCGATTACAAAGGCTGCATCAAAATCGGCGTCGATCTACCGCAGCGTCCAGATGCTGTACAAGCTGATTTTCACATCGGCAGAGCAAAGCAAAATCATCGACGAATCGCCGTGCAAGAATCTGAATCCAAAAGGCGGCAAAGCGCCGAAAGAGAAAACGGCGCTCACCACAGAGCAGGTGCAGACCCTCTTGGACGCGGTGCGCGGTCTGCCGCCATATCCGTTTATTATGCTCTGCCTGTATGCGGGCCTGCGCAGAGAAGAAGCCCTCGCACTGCAATGGGATAGCGTATTCCTGGATGGGGCTGCGCCGCACATCATCGTTTGCCGTGCCTGGCACATCGAACACAACCGCCCGGTCGTGACAACCGAGTTGAAAACAAAAGCGGCAAAGCGGACAATCCCAATTCCTCCGCAGCTCGTCGATTGTCTGAAAGAAGTGAAAGAATCTTCGATTTCGGATTATGTCATTGCAAGCAGCGAGGGGCAGCCGTTGTCTGGCACACAATGGGGGAGGCTCTGGAAGTATGTCACTGTCCGCAGCACCAAGGAGCGCACCTACACCAGATATGTGAATGGGCAGAAAATCAAGCACACCGTCACGCCGGTTTTGGGTCAAAAGGCAGCGCACAATGCAAATGTTGTATATAGCATGGACTTTCAGGTAACGCCACACCAGCTTCGGCATACGTACATCACAAACCTTCTGCTGGCGGGAGTAGATGTCAAGACCGTGCAGGTTCTTGCCGGTCACGAACACGCGAAAATAACACTGGACATCTACGCGCATCTGACCTATAATCAGCCGAAAGACCTGATCTCAAAGGTCAATGGTGCATTTGCAAATAATCCAAAATGAGATTCATTTTGAGGTGCATAGAAATTATAAAATCGTAAAGTCATTGAAAATAGGGGACTTTTCACGCGAGGATTTCAGAAGTACGGCCTCAAAGCCGCTCGTCGCGCACCTCAGTTCAGCAAGCGATAATCTACAGCTTAATAATGCTAAAAAAGCCCGGAAATAC